AATGAAATCCTGTCAAGCAACTTTACACATTCTTCCAGCAAACCAATATCATCGGCGTCTGAAGGGTAGTAACCCCGCCGCACTTGTATGTGCAAGACTGCGGCATAGTGCTCTAAGTCATCCGCTAATTTTTCAATGTCGTTCATTTCCTTCTCCATTGTCATAATTGAGGTTTACATCCTATTCTCATTCCTATCTAATGTAAAGCCTTTATTTTACACCTAAAACAATATATGATTTCGCGCAGGAGGTAATTATGAGTCAGGCAACTGGGTTGATTGAAATGCGATTAGCCTATTTTTTAGAACAAAGCGGGATGAGCCAATCACAGCTTGCAAGGGTCGCAGGAGTGTCTCGGCAGCTTGTATACACTTGGCTATGCAAAGAAGGTATGTGGATTTTTTGCACTGAAGACTTTGAGGTAAAACGCATCGAACGGCGCTTTACTAAAAGGGTTTGGAGCGGAGATTAAAAAGGCTCCCGAAGGAGCCAGAGAAAAAAAAGGAGAGGAAATGCGGTCAAACGATACCCCACCTTGGTTTCGATTATACAGCGAGATCATAGACAACTACAAGATCCGATGCTTGGCATTCGAAGACAGATGGCACTATGTAGCTATTTTGGCCTGCAAGAATCAAGGCATAATGAAAGGCAGCGGCGAGTTGCTGGAAAGGGCTTTAAGCGTAAAGCTAGGATTATCACAATCAGAGCTGGACGATTTAAAGAGCCGTTTGCTGGCTGTTAATTTAATTGACGAAAACTTTTGCCCGATTAGTTGGGACGATAGACAGTTTAGATCTGACAGCAGCAAGGAACGAGTCGCTAAGTACAGGGCTAAACTTAAATCAAATAATAATGTAACGGAAAAGAAACGTTACAAGGCTGTTACTGTAACGAGCCAAGATACAGATACAGATACAGATACAGATACAGAGAAAGATAAAATAAAAATTGTTTACAAGCGCATGAATGCGCTGGGTGTAGATACCCCATTATTAAGTGAATACATCAAAACTCGGATGAGATTGAAGGCCACAAACACGGCTCGCGCTTTAGCGACTCTAGCCAACAAAGCGGAGAAGTTAGCAAAGCAGGGCGAAGATATAAAAGAATTAGTCGAGGAGGCAAATAGCAATGGGTGGAAAACAATATACGAGCGGAACAATCGTCAACAACGCCGTCACAGCGCAACGAAGATCGCAACCAGCACAGATTGGTGAGGACTTAGACAAGGCTTACATTAACCAACTTTTCGGGGTAATGCGGCTAAACTACCCGTCATTTCTAAATGACACCTCAGACGCAGACATAGCTTCGACAAAAAAGCTCTGGTGGTCATACCTAAAGCACTATGACCAGGCTTTAGTTCATAAGGCGACGTTAAAGGTCGTTGAGAAGTTCAAAAAGTTTGCGCCAACCTTGGGTGAGTTTAAGGAAATGCTTGAAGATATTAAGCAAGAGCCAGCGCATAGACCAAGCCGAGACACCAAGATTTGTCAAGTTTGTCGATCTTATACGTTTACTCAGCATCATCACGATATCTGTATAACCGGAGTTAAGTCCATTTACGAGGTAACTGATGAGCAAATTGCAGAAGCTAAAAAGATTTTTGCGAGGTTAAAATGAGGAAAAATACTATTGACCTAAACAAAGAACGTTTAAAAGCATTAGCATCGCAAGGCAACATAGGGCCGTTATTAGCATCAGAAATACATTTGGTGCTAAGGGATAGTTCCGATAAAAACAGCTTGTTCAATTTACTGCAAGGAATGGAATTAGAGTATCCGATTGACGTTCTCATAAAAAGAGCAACTAAGGATCGAACATCGGCGCAAAATAACACGCAGCATCAGTGGTATAGAGACGCAGAAGCTCAAGGAGATATGAAGGCATGGGAGTATAAAGCCTATTGTAAACTACACTTTGGCGTCCCTATACTTCGCAGAGACAGCCTAGCTTATCGGCAAAAATACGATTTGATTCTAAAAGGGTTGCCGTATGAGCATAAATTGCAGTTAATGGCTGAGCCGCATCCATATCCTGTTACTTCAGCAATGAATGTAGCGCAAAAAAGTGCTTATCTTGATGAAGTCAGAAATCATTTTGAAGGGTTAGGAATGCAATTAACTGACCCACTACAATGGGAGATAAACAAGTGACATGGCCAAGAAGTGCAAAATTTGCGGGGAAACATTCACGCCAAAATTTACTAGCTTCCAAAAAACGTGTAATGCGACTGAATGCCTTGTCGCGTTTGGCAAGAAAGAAAGAACGAGAATTCAGAAGTCAGAAGTCAGAGAAGCAAAAAGAGACAGATCCTATTGGATGAGGCGGTGTCAAACCGAGTTTAACAAGTTTATACGACAACGAGATCATAAAGACCCTTGCATAAGCTGCCAAAGGCATCATCAAGGCCAATATCATGCTGGTCACTATATGAGCGTTGGAGGCCATTCAGCAATTTTGCGATTTGACGAGCAAAACGCGCATAAGCAGTGCAGCGTTTGCAACAATTACAAAAGTGGCAATTTGGCAGAATATCGGCCAAACTTAATAAAAAAGATAGGTTTAGAGGCGGTGAAGAGGCTAGAGGGGCCGCAAGATCCGAAGAAATACACAATCGACGAGCTGAAAGATTTGCTTTCGATTTATCAGGCGAAAAACAAAGAATGGGTGAAGTCTCAATCCTAGACCGAAATGCTGAAGAAGTCCGCGAAACTTTGCGCGATCTTTTAAAAGATTGTGAATCTGGAGACGTAAGCGGCGCAGTAATTGTTATCGAGCGTCAAGATGGCTTCGATTTGCAAATGCCTGGCACCTTCTCGACAGATCCAGATAGCCTTTCCAGAATCATCGGACGTTTGCAAGTCGCATCAAGTGTTTTCACGCACATGATTTGGTCAGAAGACGATGAATCCTAGAAGCACCGAAGCGCATTTACAGTTTTGCACGACCGACCACCAAAGACAGGTCATAGAGCTGCACATGACTGGTATGCCGCAAAAAGACATAGCAGAAAAACTTGGCAGGCATCCGAAAAGAATTAGCGCCTGCATTTTAGCAGTACATCGGAAGGCTGCACTGTCAGGAATGGCACCAGATTTTAATCTGAATCGCCAGACAGCACCAGGATTTACCACAAAACGGGTCAGCACTGCCTACAACATGGACAACGAAATTGTCCTACAGTGGCACATCCAAGAGCCAGAAAAACAAAAGTTAGAGCAGTTAATCTCAGAATTTGTGGAGGGTTTTAAGGATGAACTCACAGGATTACATGCCCCCACAGACGCGCCTACAAGCACTGATGACGATCTTATGGTTAGCTACATTATTGGGGATCATCACCTTGGGATGCTTGCTCATCACAGCGAAACAATGGGTGACGACTACGACGTCAAGATTAGCCAGACACTTTTGGAAAACGCGATAGATAGACTGGTAGGATCTGCGCCAGCGGGAGAAGTCGGGGTCTTAGTAAACCTAGGCGACTTCATGCACATAAACGACTCTACAAGCTCAACCCCTAGTTCAAAGAATCTATTAGACTCTGACGGACGATATTCAAAGACCATACGCGCTGCCAGTAATGTCATAAAACGTACGGTTTTACGTATGCTTGAGAAGCATAACCAAGTGTGGATCGTGAACGTTAGGGGCAACCATGACCCAGATGCGGCATTATGGCTGAATGAAGTGATGCGTCTGTACTTTGAGGATGATCCACGGGTTAAAGTGTTTGACAACGCTTCCAAGTTTATCTGGTGGCGATGGGGGCGAAATCTAGTCGTGACGCACCATGGAGATCGGATTAAAATGTCCAATCTACACGGGTCAATAGTAAGTAATTTAAGGAAAGAATGGGGCGAGTCAGATCACACCTATGTGTGGACAGGTCACATCCACCACAAGAACCAAGAGGAATTTGGCGGCGCATTGTTCGAAAGTTGGAACATCCTAGCACCCGCAGATGCTTGGCACGCTGGTGCTGGCTATGCCAGTTCTCGAAGTATGACTTGCGTAATCCTCCACAAATCGTTCGGGGAACAGGGAAGATTGAAGGCAAACATTCAGGAGTTGACATGACAGCGCTTGATAGACAGGTCGCGGGAAACCATTACAAAACGATGATGATTCAGCCGCTGGAGTATGCATTAGCAAACGACTTGGGCATCTGCGAACATGCGGTGGTCAAATATATTAGTCGATGGCGTGATAAGGGCGGTGTCGAGGATCTCAGAAAAGCAGCGCACTACATCGAGATCCTCATAGAAAGAGAAACAGCCGTGGACGATAAAATCAATTAGGCATTTCGCGCTGAAGACGATCAAGCAGCCTAATAACGTCTAAAACCTCCATATCATCACATGGGTCAAGATTATCGTAAGTTTCCCGCACTTTAATAAGTGTGAGTAAGGCTAACAAAAGCTCATTCCTAGTTGGTTCCATTGTTCTCTCCTAGTGTTTCACGTGAAACATTATGGTAACTATCTCTGCGGCTGCGAGTCTGAAAAAATCCATCATGCTCGGGGTAGCAGATCATAAACTTCCTAGCGTAATGGCTAATCCAACCGTCGTCGATCTTGTAGGAGTCATCCTTGCCTGAAACCATCGTCTCCCATCGTACGCGATGAAAAACCGCCTTGGCCGAATAGTAGCGTCTGTGGCGTGTAGCAATTAAAGCAAAGTGTGCAAAAGTCTTAAATATGTCTGGATTTTCGCGGTCAAATTGCTGGAAATTTTCTTTGCTCCATTTACCGTTCATTCGCCAGCCTCGCAGTTAGGTTTGAGGTCTTTGTAGTCCGGCCAAAAACCAGAACACACGTTGTAGGTATATTCCGAAGATATGACAACTTCATGCTTAAAATCTTCTGCAGATACCCAAAACATGAGAAGTGCTATGAAAAAAATGATACAAATTTTTTGAAGTCTATTCACTGTAATCTCCGAAAACGTTAGAAAGTGCGATTTGCTTCGCAAGCTCAACTTCTGATACTTGAAACAAATCAGCTAATTGATCTGCGATATCAGAGCATTCATTAGATTTTTGTTTTGTAGGCGCTATGATAGCCAGCTCTAAAGCTAGCACCAAAGCGTCAAAATTATCTGAAAGGTGGTGCGCCATTATTCATCTCCAGAACAAAAAGCGTAGGCAGGAACTTTGAATTCAGAATCAAACATGCCGATTTCGTCAAAGCCGTATAAAACATATCCATCTAAAGGGTTGGTTCCTTTTTCGTAAACCACTAAATCCGCATCTTCAGGCACAGAACCTTTGTAAGTGTAAATGTTATCTACAAAAATAATGTTTTCCATAATAGCCCCCTGCTATTTGTAGTCGTGAATAAAATGGTTGAGACAACCGTTGTATATAGTTGACCATTCGTCGGTAAAGTTGACTCGCTGCTCTGCGAGAATGTGTAACTCTTGGATGGTATAGCGAAATTGTGTATCGCCGTGTGCTTCGTGCGACTCGGTTAATTGTGCTCGCTCGTTGTTGCGAATAAAAGCGTTGACGTTGTGTATGGCTTGTGAGTTGCCATCGGTAAGATATTGAGCTGCGCCTTCTGGGTATCCGTCGTGGTGTATATAGACAGTGTGTGTGCCAGACCACTGGGTTTTGAATTGATAAGTTGCTCTTGTTGCCATTTTTCTCTCCGTTTTTTAGTTGGTAAGCACATCCTAAAAGGTTTTTTTGCTAATGTAAAGAAAAAGTTTTACAGATTATCAAAGAAATATCATGCTCCCATGAGGAGTAAAAAATGCTGTATACTAAGTTGGTCTATGCCAAAAGATTTTAGCAATGATTGAATTGACCAGGTTTGCAATACTGCCAGATCGAACTGTGGGGAAAGCTGTTTATGGGGAACATATTTTTTGGACTATCGAGAAACCTTGGAAAAATAACGAGCCTTTCATATCTTGCATTCCAGAAGGCTACTATCGACTTGGGCGCAGAGATTCGCCACGTTTCGGCCCCAATGTCTGGGAAGTGCTGGAAGTGCCTAATCGTTCTCACATTCTTATTCACGTTGCTAATACTGCTGATGATGTCGTGGGCTGCATTGGGTTTGGGTCAAGCGTATACCCAGATCTTGGCGGGGTGGGAAGCAGTCGTAAAGCGATGAATAAATTTGAGCTGGCGAGCCAAGAACTTGAAGATGAGGAGCTGATAATAAAGCATAGTTTTATTTGTTAATTTTAATATGAATCCATACTTCATTAATGAACCAGCAGTCATAAGTTTCAGTGGAGGCAGAACTTCAGCCTATATGCTTTGGCGGGTCATTCAGGCGCATAATGGGGTTCTTCCTGATTATGTGGTTGTAACATTTGCTAACACAGGCAAAGAATTGCCCGAAACTTTAGATTTTGTTCACGCTTGCGCCGTTAATTGGAATATTCCAATCGTCTGGCTTGAGCGCGTGATTACGAGAAATCCAGAAGGATCCAAGCGTAAATATGCTTACGAAACTGCGGTTGTTAGTTATGAAACTGCATCAAGAAATGGCGAGCCGTTTGAGGCTTTGATAAAAGCAAGGCGATACGCACCAAATCCGGTCGCCAGATTTTGCACTCAAGATTTAAAAATAAAAGCTATTCAACAATACTTGTTTGAAGAATTAAATTTTCCAAAACCTTATTTGTGCTTGATCGGAATCAGAGCAGACGAAGAAAGACGCGCAGTTAAATTGCACAACACTGTTGAAGGTGGCCAAGAAAGATATTTGCCTCTGTACGTTGACGGCATCACTAAAGAAGATATTTATGCGTTTTGGGTTTCACAGAATTTTGATCTAAATCTTCCAAATAACAATGGCACAACTGACTGGGGTAATTGTGACGTGTGTTTTTTGAAAGGATTGAGCAAAAAGTTATCTATAATTGAAGCTAGGCCAGATTTGGCAGACTGGTGGATTAAGCAAGAAAAATCACTTTCTGCTGCGGTTGGTAAAGCAGCTTATTTCAGAAGGGATCAGCCAAGTTATGAACAGTTGAAAATAATTGCCAGTGATCAAGGGTCGCTGTTTAACTTTGATGACGAATCAATACCTTGTTTTTGTGGCGATTAACATAGAGGAGAGAATATGTCAGATTTGGAGGTAAAGTATTTATCGGTTAATGACCTGGTTCCGTATGCCAACAACCCGCGCACGCATAGCGAAAAGCAAGTAACGCAAGTGGCATCAAGCATAAAAGAATTTGGATTTAACAACCCGATATTGCTTGACGAGGGCAAAGGTATTATTGCGGGTCATGGCCGTTTGGCAGCAGCAAAAAAACTTGGTTTGGAGTCCGTCCCGACTATAACACTGAAAGGCTTAACCGAAGCGCAGCGCAAGGCGTATGTGATAGCAGACAACAAGCTCACTGAGAACAGTGAATGGGACTACGACCTTCTGGCCGTGGAGGTAGAACGTCTCAAAGAATTAGATTTTGATCTAGATTTGACGGGCTTCGATGATGACGAGCTAGAAACGTTATTAAAGCCAACGGTTGTTGAGGGATTAACCGACGAAGACGAGGTTCCAGAGCCGCCAGAGAACCCGATAACGAAACTAGGTGATATTTGGATTTTAGGCAATCATCGTGTGATGTGTGGAGACTCCACGAGCTTTGATGATGTCGAAAAGCTGATGGATGGGCGAAAAGCTGATATGTGGCTGACTGACCCACCATATAATGTAAAGTACGTAGGAAAAACAAAAGACGCGTTAACCATTAAAAATGACAGCTTAAGTGATTCGGAGTTCCGTCAATTTTTAACAGATTGTTATACTGTTGCAGACTCAATGATGAAAAGCGGCGCAGTTTTTTATATTTGGCACGCTGACAGCGAGGGTTATAACTTTCGCGGAGCTGCAAAGGATACTGGTTGGCAAGTTCGTCAGTGCTTAATATGGAAAAAACAAACGATGGTTATGGGTCGTCAGGATTATCATTGGAAGCACGAACCTTGCTTATATGGATGGAAAGAAGGAGCTGGTCATCTTTGGGCGGCAGACCGTAAACAAACGACTATACTTGAATTTGATCGTCCATCTAGAAATAAAGAACACCCAACGATGAAGCCTGTTGAACTATTTGCTTATCAAATTTTGAACAATACAAAAGGTTCTGATGCGGTTTTGGATAGCTTTGGTGGAAGTGGAACCACATTGATTGCTTGTGAAAAGCACAACCGCGATAGCTTTTTGATGGAATTAGACCCCAGATACTGCGACGTTATTGTAGACCGATGGCAATCGTTCACAGGTAAAACTGCACAATTAGAGCGTCCTCTGGAGGTTATGAATGGCTAGGCCATTGGCAGAGATTGATTGGGATCAGGTGGATAAACTCTGCGCTATCCACTGCACAGGCGAAGAGCAAGCAGCGGTTCTTGGCGTTGATTACGACACCCTGAACAGGGCTTGCAAGAGAGAGCATAAGGTTAGTTTTGCGGAGTATTTCAAGCAAAAGGCCAGCCACGGCAAAATGAGCCTTAGACGTAAGCAATACACAACCGCAATGGATGGTAATACCACCATGCTGGTATGGCTTGGCAAGAACTGGCTAGGGCAGCGAGATCAGCCAGAATCAGAGCCAGTAGACTTACAGCCAATCGTGATACAAAGAGCCGATGAAGCTGACCAAGCCCCAAGATGACATATTCTTCAATGACTCGCGGTTTAGGGTCGTTGTGGCGGGTCGTCGGTTTGGTAAGACCTTTCTGTCAACCTATGAGCTGTTAAAGCACGCGCTGCAAGGCAAGTCTCGGAACTGTTGGTATGTGGCTCCCACGTATAAGGCCGCGAAGGAGATTGCGTGGAATATGCTGATCGACGCGATACCCGAGGGTTACATGACCAAGAAAAACGAAACGGCGCTCAGTATTGATTTGCGAAACGGTTCAAGCATAGCCTTAAAGGGTGCAGAAAAGCCCGACAATCTGCGAGGGCGAGCGTTAGATTTTTGCGTGTTAGATGAGTTTGCTGATATGCGGCCTGAAGCGTGGCATGAAGTGTTGCGGCCATCGCTATCTGATAGGCGCGGAAGTGCGCTATTTATTGGTACACCCAAAGGCAGAAACCATTTTTACGATCTATGGACTAGGGGTATAGACGGTCAAGAATCATGGAAAGCGTTCCAATATACGACTATTGATGGCGGTAACGTTGACCCTGATGAAATAAAAGCAGCCAAAAATGACCTAGACGAAAGAACATTTCAACAAGAATATGAGGCTCGTTTTGTTAATTACAGCGGGATAATATATTACGCATTTAGCCGAGAGCAGTCAGTCAAAGCATATAAAGCAGAAGCCGATGAACTACATATTGGGATGGACTTTAACGTTGATCCAATGTCAGCGGTTGTCTGTGTCAGAAATGGCGGCACATTGCACGCGATAGATGAAATCGTAATGTATGGCTCAAACACTGACGAGATGGTTGACGAGATACGGCAAAGGTACAAGCAGAAGTCGATAACGATTTACCCCGATCCAGCATCAGCGCAGCGAAAGACTTCAGCGGGTAGCCGCACAGACTTAAACATATTACAAAACGCAGGGTTTCGGGTTAAAGTACGCTCTAAACATCCTGCAATACGTGATAGGATAAACAGCGTCAATAGCCGACTGCTATCTAGTCAGCAAGAGCGACGGTTATTTGTTACGCCAAACTGTAAAAACGTAATAAACAGCTTGGAACGCCAAACGTACAAAGAAGGCACCAGCCAGCCAAATAAAGACGACGGGTTTGATCACATGAATGATGCGCTCGGATACTTAATTGAATACATGTTCCCCATTCGTAAGGAGCATGAAACGCCACAGCCCACGAGGTGGACATGAGATTTCTAGAATACCAGCACCCTGATTATGATATCCACGAAAAGCGTTGGGAATTGTACCTTCGCTCATATTTAGGTGGCGAAGACTATCAGAATGGGTCATATCTGACCGCATACTTGAACGAATCAAAAGACGAATACAGCAGACGGGTAGCATTGACACCTGTCGACAATCATTGTCGCAACATTGTGCATATATATTCGTCGTTTCTGTGGAGGGTTCCACCTGTACGAAACTTTAACGGGCTGACTAACAACCCTGCATTAGAATCATTTGTTGACGATGCCGACTTAGATGGCATGAGCTTCAATAGTTTTATGAAGCAAGCGCAGATCTGGTCATCGGTATATGGTCACGTCTGGATCTTGGTAGATAAACCCCAAAGCAATGCACAAACCCGCGCAGAAGAGTTAGACCAGGATATTCGGCCCTATGTGACTCTATTCACCCCTGAAAACGTGTTCGATTGGAAGTATGAGCGCACCCCTAGCGGACGATTTGAGCTGACTTACTTAAAGCTAAGAGAGTCGATTGACAGGGAAGACGCGACTACCACAGTTAGCTATTACAGGTTGTGGCGTAAAGACATCATTGAGTACTGGAAAGACGACGGCCACGCAGAAACTAAGATCGAAGAAATACCCAACCCTTTAGGCAAGATACCAGCAGCATTTTTACCCGCAGCCCGTAGCGTTGTCAGGGGTATTGGGGTAAGCGATTTAAGCGACGTTGCGCTAATGCAAAAGGCAATCTATCAAGAGCTAAGTGAGATCGAGCAGCTTATTAGGATTAGCAATCACCCGTCTCTTGTTAAAACTTACGACGCAGATGCTAGTGCTGGTGCAGGATCGGTTATCAATCTATCTGAGGACAGCGATGCAGGGCTAAAGCCTTATCTGTTACAACCAAGCGGCCAAAATATTGATTCAATCCGAGAAGCAATCAAGGATAAGGTCGAAGCGATCAACAAGATGGCGCACATGGGCGCAGTGCGAGGCACTGAAGCTCTAACTCAGTCAGGTGTAGCTATGCAGACCGAGTTTCAGATGCTGAATGCTAAGTTATCCGAGAAAGCTGATTTGCTTGAGCTTGCTGAGGAGCATATCTGGGGCTACTTCTGCAACTGGTTAGGAATCACGCCAGATGTGGAAATTTTCTACCCAGATGCTTTTGATCTGCGCGATTACGACAAGGAGTTGTTATTTTTGCAGCAAGTTAGAGCCAGCGGCGTCCCTTCTACTACTTTGCAGCGTGAAGTTGATAAACAGATAGCTGATTTAGTTTTAGATGACGAAAAATTAGCAGAAGCGCACAGAGAAATCGAAGCACAAACCCGAGTCACAGGACAATTCCCGATACAGGCTGAATAATGGCAGCCAATGATGACTACGCTGAGTTCCTAGAGAGGCTAACTGACGAACATCAGCGCCGTTTGGCTGGCGTATTGCAAACGCTCGAAAGTGATATTACCGCCTACGTTAGCAGCGCACCAGATAGAGCTGGGCAACTGTTTGATCTTGAATGGTCATTACAGGCTAGGCAGGAAGTCCGCAGGCTAATCGAAGTCGATTTCTTGCAAGAAGCGCAAAGCCTGATTGACGAATATATTGACGTTGCTAATAACCAGTTTGCAATGCTTTCTGAGTATGGCAAGTTTACACGGGTAGCGCCTGAGACTATTCAAGCCTTGCAGCAGCTTAGTTTTCAAGGCTTTCAAGCCATAGCCGACCAGCAGCTAGATACTCTTGCAACAGGCATTTACCAATCTACCCTGACAGGGCGAAGTAAAAACGACCTGATAAAAGAGCTACGCGGACAGATAAACGGCGTATATCAGCAAGCAGACGAAGAAGAAGCCCGTCAACTGGTAGAAATAGCGCAGACCGCAACAGGCAAAAGACAGCAGGATGCAATAGACAAGCTCCATAGTGTTTATGCGCGAGACAGGCTGGGAAATAACATGCGCCGCTATGCCACGCAAATGGCAAACGACAGCCTTGCACAATATAGCGCGTCAATTACTAAAGCCACGGCAAACGAGGCGGGTGTAACTAAATTCCAGTATTATGGCGATGTGATACGTGACAGCCGTGAATTTTGTCGTAATAATGTAGGCAAGACTTTTACTGAAGAAGAAATTAACAGCAAATGGCAAGGGTCATGGGCTGGCAAAGCACCAGGAGATCCGTTCATAGTCAGAGGTGGTTATAATTGCCGTCACCATTGGCTTCCAATAGTGGAGGATGAATGAGCAGAGAATTAGATAGAGCTAGGAATTTATGCGCTAGGAGGCCAATACCGCCTGCGATCAGGCAGTTAATCGAGCCGCTAGAAGCCAACGCGCCCGAGAGCGAGGCTCAAGACTTTGCAGAATTGCACGCAGTGATTGATGAATTGCTGCCAATCGAAAAACCCAAACCTAAAAGGAAAAAGAAAGATGCCGAACCATTACGGAAAAAAGAAGCCGAGCAAGAAGAAGAAAAAGCCGATGATGAAATAAACTAGCTAAACTTAGAATTTATGGGTTAAACTTCCCGCAATACTCATTAGAGGATAATCGTTACGTGAGCGAAGAAATCATGGAAAGTGTCGAAACTGAAACGACCGAAACTATTCAGGAACAAAAGACTTTTACGCAAGACGAGTTAGACCGCATAGTTGCTGATCGCATAGCGCGAGAACGCAAGAAAGCGGAGAAGAAACTCGAAGGGATAGACCTCGAAGAAGCACGTAAAATCATGCAAGAGCGTGAGCAAGCGGAGCTGGAACGCCAAAAGGAACGCGGCGAGTTCGAGAACATCCTGAAGCAGACCGTCGAAAAGAAAGATATGGAGATAAAAGCGTACAAACAAAAGCTGCAAGAGACCCTGGTCGATGGATCATTACTCAACGCAGCCAGCAAGCATGACGCAGTATCCCCAGATCAGGTATCGCAGTTGCTTAAAGGGCAAGTAAGACTCGCTGAAGATGGCGGGGTTGAAGTGCTAGATCCGCAAGGCACACCGCGATATAACGATAGCGGCAATATGCTTACAGTAGATGAGCTTGTTGCTGACTTTTTAACAGCTAATCCGCACTTTGTCCGCGCTTCAAGCGGTGGGACGGGGAGCAGAGGAAATGCTGGTGGCTTGACTCCGAAGCCTGTTTCGGTGGCTGATATGGTCGATAATTGGAACTCTGGCGGTAGGGAAGCCTACGCTGCCATGAAGAAAGCCAAATAGACCCAATTAACCTAAACAATTTGGAGAACTACCAATGGCTGCTACAACTAGTACAACTTTAGACGATTTATTCGTCAACATTATCGCTCAGGCACGATTTACTGCTGAAGAGCAATCCTTAATGATGGGCCTAGTAACCCGTTATGATATCGGCGCTGATGCTGGTAAAACCATTCAGGTTCCTAAGTATCCTGCGATTACGGCTGCTGATTTAACCGAAGGCACTGACATGTCATCAACGACTGTTAGCACCAGCGCGGTAACGATCAGTGTGCAGGAAGTAGGTGCTCAGGTTGTTTTGACCGACGTTGCTGCAATGGGTGCTGGTAATCCAGCAGAAGAATTAGGAACTGTCCTTGGTAACTCAATCGCTACCAAGATGGACAAAGACTTAATCGCTTTGTTCGATGGTTTTTCTAGCTCTCTGGGCGCTGCCGCACAAGAAATTACAGTTGCTGACCTATTTAAAGCTGCTGCTACTTTGCGTGCTAATAAGATCACTGGCCGTATGTCGGCTGTCGTGCATCCTTATCAGGCCTATCAGCTCAAAGCTAACCTGACAAATACCTTCGCCAATCCAAATGCTGGCGACGCGCAGAACACCGCTATGGTGAACGCGTATGTTGGTACGATTGCGGGTATAGACATCTACGAGTCTGCAAATATCACGATTGACGGTAATGGCGATGCGAAGGGCGCAGTTTTTGCACCTGAAGCACTTGCTATTGCTATGAAGCGTGACTTCCAGATCGAGCCACAGCGCGACGCATCTTTGCGAGCATTCGAGCTTAACGCTACTGCCGTATATGGCGTAGGCGAGCTTGATGACAGCTATGGCGTTGAGATGTTCTTCGACGCAGTACTTTAAACTGCACCTTGAAACAGCCCTGCTTATGCGGGGCTTGTTTCTTGCAGGAGATTCTATGGCGATCACCTATCGAGGCGAAAGTTTTGAGGGCTACAACAAGCCAAAACGCACCCCAAAACACCCTGACAAAAGCCACGCAGTATTGGCAAAGCAAGGCGATAAAGTTCGCCTAATACGTTTTGGTCAACAAGGCGCAGATAACAAGCCGCCGAGAAAAGGTGAAAGCGAAGCAGATAAAGCAAAGCGCAGGTCGTTTAAAGCTAGATTTGCAAAACAAATTGCCGCAGGGCGAAAAGATAAAACCGCATCAGCGGCTTATTGGGCCGACAAGGTGAAATGGTAATGGCATTTTCACAAGATTCAGATTTAGTTGCTTTGATACCTGATATTCTGACTTTTGGTATAACTTCGTTTTCTGACGAACACGCCAGAGCAGAAGCCGATTTAATCAGAACGATTCGGAATGAATGGTGGCACAAGAAAGGCATAAAAGGCGAAATGGTATCGTCTTATCTTACTGACTCACAGTGGACGCGTTGCAATGCGTACCTAGTGCTATGGAAGTATGCTTTGCCGCAGCTAACTAATTGGGTAGACGGTGACAGATTTAAAGAAATGCTGGACTTTTACAAGGTACGTTACGAAGAAGAAATCACCGACATATTTAAAGACGGAGTTGAATACGACGACGATAATAGCGGAACTATTGACGACGACGAAAAAGCAATAGTCTCTTTTGGTCGGTTGGTGCGATAGTGGCCGTTGCTGGTGTATTGGCTCGCGGCCTTGGTATTAGGCTGCTTACTAAGCCAAAAGACATTGAACAGGTTGCAAAGAAAGCACAAAAAGAAATCAAAAAAGATATACCTCGAGCGATTTTGCGAACTGGCTTGCTAGGGCAGCAGATAATAAAACAGCGCACAGCAAAAGGTGTCGGTTTTGGTGGCGGTTTTAAAGGCTATTCACCGCAGTATATGGCGGCACTCTCGAAGCAAGGCAAGCCAACATCGCCAGTGGATCTGTTTAACACAGGCCAAATGCTGAGATCGATGCAAGTAAGACGCAGAGACAACAGGACTGCCGAGCTATATTTTGACAACAAACAAGCCGCAGAAAAAGCAGCAATGAACAATAAAACTCGGCCTTTTTTTGGCTTTAATCGGAAAGAAGAATTAAGGCTAGGCGAATACTTTAGGAAGCAACTGTGAGCGTCAGAGAAGATATAGCATCGAACCTGGTCACCACGTTGCAAGCAGTGACCACGCCTGTAACGATTAAATATGTTACGCGAGAGCCTTTTGATTTCGATAAATTAAGCAACGCACAATTTCCTGCAATACTGGTTAGAACACAGAACGAAGACAGGCAAGATTCAAGTATAAAAGGCTCACTGACGCAAAGATTTGCGACGGTTGACTATCAGCTCGTTTGCTATGTAAAGGCATCGGCTATAGACACTGCCAGAAATAACATCATCGAGGCAATAGAGGAAAAGTTAGACATTGATAGAACGCGGGGTGGGTATGCGATAGACACCCAAATCGTTAGTATAGAAACAGATGACGGTTCTATTGATCCAGTCGGCGGTGTTATTATAACGGTACGAATCGAGTATCAATTTACCAGAGGCACAACTTAGAGGATTTTTAAATGGCTACGACAAAAGGTTCAACAGGCGTTATCAAGCTCGCTGTATCAGGCGGGACTGTTGCTGCTATGGGCGAGGTGCGATCCTACACCCTTACGCAGTCAGCGGATACAATCGAAGATACCACGATGGGCGATACTAATCGCACCTACGTTTCATCTCTTAAAACTGGCACTTTATCGGCTGAGGTTTACTGGGATGATGCCGATGCAGTTCAGTTAGTAATGGATGCGGCGGCTGATGTAATTTTCGAGGTTTACCCGACAGGAACAGGGGCTGGAGAAAAGTATTACTCTGGCGCAGGCATTGTGACGAGCAACGAAATCACGGCATCTTTTGATGGCATGGTAGAAGGTTCGTTTGAGGTGCAAATCTCAGGCGCGGTGACTGAAACATAAGGATAGGGGTAGCAAATGGGGTTAGCGAAGGAGTTACGCAACAGGCGCACAGTTACGCCACGGACAATAACCGTTGACCAATGGGCTGACGAAGATGGTCAGCCTTTTGTCATGTATTGTTTTCCGATTACTTGTTACGACATAAATGAGCTTCAGAAAAAACATCCTAAATTTCTGGAGAACACGACCATCGCAGCTATGGTTGATTTAATCATTATGAAAGCAGCAAGTGAGGATGGCGAAAAGCTGTTTAAAGCTGCCGAAGATCGAATTGATCTGATGGGAGAAGAAACAGCGGTCATTTCTGGCATTGCTGAGCAAATGTTTTCCGAAATACAATCTGCGGAGGATGCCGAAAAAAACTGATGTCCGATCCGCTAAGGATGAATTTAATCTCCTTGGCTGATCGGTTGCACATGACTATAGCAGACGCAGAGCAAATGTCGCTCACTGAAGTTAATGAGTGGATGGCATATTTTAAGATTCTGAAGGACAAAGATGGCTAACCAAGACGTAAGAATAAGCATAAAAGCGGTTGATAAGACCAAAGCAGGCTTTTCTGGCGTTACCAGTGGCCTGAAGAAGATTTCGGGCGCTGTTTTTAACATGAAGAATGCGCTGCTCGGCACAGTTGGTGCAGCGGGTTTTGGCGCTTTAATTAAATCCTCAATTAACGCAGGCGATGAGTTAGCAAAAACTGCTGACAAATTAGGCGTTACCACCACCGCGCTCGCGGGACTCAGACACGCAGCAGAACTAACAGGCGTATCCACGGGAACGATGGATATGGCTATGCAGAGGTTCACTCGTAGAGCCGCAGAAGCCGCTCAAGGCACTGGTGAAGCGAAAGGCGCTTTGCAAGAGCTAGGCATAAATGCTGAGGATTTAGTTAAGTTGCCGCTCGATCAGCAGATGAGCGTTGTTGCTGACTCGATGGCTGGAGTTGAAAAACAGTCTGATAAAGTTCGCTTGGCGATGAAGCTGTTCGATTCTGAAGGTGTCGCGCTTGTTAATACTCTGGCAGGCGGGTCTGAAGCCTTGGAGAAAATGACTTCAGAAGCTGAGCAATTAGGAATTACGCTTAGTCGCACAGATACAGCACAGATGGAAGCGGCGAATGATTCGCTTACTCGTCTCAAAGCAGTATTCACAGGCCTGACCAATCAATTAGGCATAGCTTTTGCACCAATTATTACATTTGTCGCTGATGGCTTTAGGCAAGCTGCGCTTGATTCTAGCGATTTCGGCAATATAGGCCAGAGAGTGGCCGCTGCTTTAGTTAAAGCGTTCGGCTTTGTTCGCAATATGGTGCATGGCCTGCAAATCATTTTTATGGGTGCGAAACTTGGCGTGCTCGTACTTGCAAACGCTATAGGCGACAATCTCATTCCAGTTATAGACGGTTTCATCAAATACTATAACAAGATAGCCGCAGTCGTTCCGATGATGACTAAAATAAGCACCACGGGCGCGGAGATAATGGGCAATCTTCCTGCTCAGATTGAAGAAACCAGAGCACAAATAGCAGAGATGCTAATGATGAATCCTGGTGATGCTTTAGTCGAACAAATGACGGAGTTTTTTGTTGCAAGCAGGAAGGCAGCAGAAACAGTCGCAGAGCTAAAAGACGGAATCGCAACTTTGCCAGCCGAGACAGTAACTGGGTTTCAAAAAATGGGCGGCGCACTTGAAGACTTCCTAAACAAGCTGCCAACTTTAAAAGATAACCTTGATACGCTAACGAAAAGCACGTTTAAAGGCATGTCTGAAGGCTTAATGAGTATCGTAAAGGGTACGGCATCAGTAGGTGACGCATTTAAGAAGATGGCAGCACAATTAATCATGCAAGCTATCCAGCTATTCGTGATTGATAAGATTACAGGTGGGTTTTTGTCGTTTGTTAAGGGTTTGACAGGTAAAGCTATCGGCGGCCCAGTACAAGCTGGACAGCCCTATATGGTTGGTGAGCGCGGACCAGAAATGTTCGTCCCTAATCAGTCGGGTTCGATTGTTCCTAGCAACAAAATGGGCGGCGGCGGCATTACCGTAGTCAATAACGTAGATGCCAGAGGTGCAGATGCAAGCGTAGACATTAAGATTCGCGCAGCTATGCAGCAAACTTCACAGCAAACTGTATCTACAATACAAGATTTGATGCGCCGTCGGAGATTCGTGTAATGACAACTTATACATTTCCAAGCATAACGCCATCGTCCAGCGCATTCGAACTGGTAACGAATACACGAACCTTTCAAAGCCCACTGACTAACGCAGTCCAAACAGTTGCTAGAAAAGGCTCGCTTTGGAAAGCATCTTTGCAGTTTAATAATTTAAGCGGCGACAACAGGGCAATAATGCAAGCGTTTTTGACCAAGTTAAACGGTCAAGAGCATAGGTTCTTCTTGCCTGATCATTCATATACCAAAAGAGGCGCAGCGGCGACAGTAACGGTCAACGCGGGTGCGTTTGTGAATGGTACGATTTACGTCATCACGGCAGTCGGAACAACTGATTTCACGGCTATCGGTGCGTCAGCGAACACTGTTGGGGTCGTGTTCACTGCAACGGGTGCGGGATCTGGTACGGGATCAGCGACTGCTAATAATTTATTTGTTGCGGGTGCTGGTCAGACGGGATCGACGTTAAACGTGGACAACGCTTCTTTGAATACGACTAATTATCTTCGTGCTGGTGATTACATCGCATTTAACAACGAGCTTCACATGGTCACAGATGACGTAGATTCAACGGGGACGGGTACGGTTGCGATACCGATAGCGCCACCGATCAGGAAGCCAACTGATAATAATGACTTGGTTGATTTCCTATATCCTGTTCTTGGCGTCTTTATGCTCGCAGGATCTACTGCTTGGGATAACCAACCAGGGATTGTTTCATCATTCACTATTGAGGCGGTCGAGGACGTTCTAGCATGAGCAGGGGTTTTCCGGCAAACGTAGCAACGGCATTGGCCCAGCAGCATGTTGCTATTGTTACGTTCGCAAAGCTAGAGTTTCCGTCTGGTACTTTATATGTTCATAATTCAATCGGTACTTATAAATGGGATTCAGTTATTGCTGGGTCTTTTGTTGAAGAAACAACTTACACAATAACTTCTGTTGGTACTACGGATTTTACTTTAATTGGCGCAGCATCTAATGCTGTAGGTGTGACATTTACACCAACAACTGCAATCGCTGGAGCTTTAGTTACTGGCACAACTTATAAAATCACTTCTGTAGGAACAACAGATTTTACTGCTGTTGGTGCATCATCAAATGATATAGCGGTCGTTTTTCAGGCAACAGGTGCAGGAACAGGAACGGGAACAGTTACAGCGGTCGGCGCTGGAGATGGCTCTGCTGATATAAATTGGTTTGGTGTCGGTGATTTAGGGTCTATTTCACAAGTCGAAGAAGGCATCGACGTTAGCCCCTATGCGATAACCTTAACGCTTTCAGGTCTTGATGCCACAATATCAAGCGCAGCACTGACCGAAGATTACTTCATGCGCCCAGTCACAGTGTACATGGGTGTCTTGGATGCTGACGATGCTTTAATTGCTGACCCTACGCAGATTTGGGCTGGCTTCATGGATCAAATGAACGTCAGTTTAGGAGCCGATGGTGGCGATGCTATCCAGTTAATCGCGGAGTC